GTCCGTGTCAAAGTTATAACTTAATTCTCTTATTTTTCTTTTTGCTTTTTGTAAAAATAAAACTGAGTTTCCTGCAGGAATAGCATCTACATTTGCCGTTCCATAGGAGCTTTGTTTTTTAATTACAATATTTGTAGGTGTTATAGCTGCATCCGTTCCGTCAGCTGAAACTGTAAATTCACCTCCAGTTGTTCCTACAATTAAAGTTCTTTGAGACTTTAAATATCTAATTCTATTTACTTGGTTTGAAGCAATCGTATAAACCATTGCATCGTCAGCATTAGTGCCAGTAGTCATATTTTCATAATCACCTGATTTAGAAAAATATAATGTTTGTGGCTCTGAGTTTGTTCCTGCAAAAACTAATCTTTGTTCAAAGAAAGAAACGCAGGAAGGATGTCCTGTAGTTCCTGAAAAAGCTCCGAGCTTCCAATTGCTCACTGCATTTGTATTATCAAAATCATCTTGAGTTGTAGCAGCAACAACAGTTGCAGATGTAAATCCAGTTATCTTTGCTCTTCCATTTGAAAAGCTTACTAATCGTCCAACATCAGTTGCAGCAAACAAACTAGCGGATGCCGTTATATTTACGCTGCCACTTGTTCCTGAAGGAGTTAAAGTAGTCGATGTTGTGTTCTCACTCAAATAAGGTCCGTCAGTAAAACTACATTCTGTTAAGGTCCAAGATGTATGACCAGTTCTACTTAATTTTCTGACCGCGTGATTAGGATGCGTGATGTATAAAATGTCAGCACTCTGCGCAAACTTAATCTCAAATAATTCTGCTTCTAAATATGGAGTAGATATTTCAAAAGCTGATCCACCACTTAGGACCTGACCTTTATCTTTATATACTCTCATATAAGTATTACCAAACTCAAGTACATAAGTTTGAACTGTAGAAAATTCAAAAGGTATAATTCTTGTTTTCTTTGAACTATCTTTTACTTCAGCAATAAACTGAGTTCCTACTCTTCGAGTTGCAGCTCCTTGAGGATGTATTAAAAAATTTTCTAAAGTTTTTGCTCCAGTATTATACTTATTAAAGTCAGTTCTTCCGTCTAACTTTGCTCCAAGTTCACCTGAAACAAAACTTGTTAAAGCAAGTGTTGTTCGTGGCATTATAATCTCGCGTCTGTAAATTCGCTGCTCTCAATAGTTCCTAAACTATTTTCAGTAGCATCAATAAATCTAGCTTCTCTTAATCTTTCATCTGCAGTTGCTTCATAATTTTTAGCAAGCGTTGCATTATTAGTTATTGCATAAGCAAGATCAGCTGCAAGCAAAGCAGCAAGAGCTTCTTGTAAATAACTATCGTATTCATTTGGATCTGTAATTAGAGCGATATAAACTAAAAATACAGTACCTTCATCTGTTTTAATTTTTCTTCCTTCAACTGCATAGTCAATTGAAGATGCGATACTATCTGTTGTTCCGTTGTGAACTTTTAGAACTCTTAAGCAATCACTTGGTAAAGTAAATTGATTTGCATATTCAACTACTGGAGCTGCACTATCTTTTGCTAGTTGTACTCTTTTAGTTAAACAATTCCAAGCGTGAGATCTGAAAGTTCTATTTCTAATAGGCTCAAATCTTTGATTACAAAGTCGAGCGTTTTTACTATCTTCAGTTAAAGTTGTTATTGTTGAAGCTCCTAATAAATTTAAAGCTGAATTACAAATATCTACTACTGATGCCATTATACTTTTCCTCCAAGTTCTCTACATTCAAACTTAACAACAATCTTACTTTGCTCGATGTAGTCTTTGTTATATTCTTCTATCTCTTCTAAGTTTCTAAATGTGTTTTGTGCGATTGCATAACCAGCGTTGACACAATCATAATGACTTTCAAATTGATAACCTGAGACTGTACTTGAAGGACAAGAATTACTCAGCATCGAACACATATATAAAACTAAAATATATTTCATTAAAAAATTCTATTGAAAGACTAGGCAGATATTGCACCGCCTAGTCTAATTGCAGATTATTCTACTGCGTACACGATTTTAATTTTGATCGTACCAGTAGCAGCAGCGCCACCAGTTGTTATCAAAACATCCGTTTCTGCAGTTTGTTCAAAACCAAATCCTGCGATTGCACCGTCATTGTGCATAGAAATCACACCTGCTGAAGCAGCAGCAGTTGCAGCAACGTATCTATCGTCATCTGCACTGTCACCAACTTTTAGTGTGACACCTGATCCAAGAGCATCGTGCATTATCACAACGTCCCAAACCATTGCACCTTTTGGTAATCTCGCAACGGAAATGTCCGAGCCTGAAGCTAAAGAAGATGCCTCAAAGCTATCGTATTGAACTCTTAATTTACCTGACCACATACCACTATCCACTTTAACAACTGGATCGGCAGTGATGTTAGTAAAGTTTGTTCCTTTTACTGATGCCATAATAAGCCTCCTCTAAATTATGCTTCGTGTGCTTCTATAGTCACAACTTTATCTTCTTCCATTCTAGTTGCTCCCATAGTCATACACACATAGACTTGAGTTGCATAACCTTTGTCAGATCTTTCATCAATTCTAGTCATAATATCTTGACCTAAAGCTAACTTGATGCCGTCACCAGCATAAGCTAAGCAAAGTCTTTTATTAGACGCTAATGATAATCTGTTTGAAGTTATGAAGTTAAAACCAAGAAATGACGAAATTTCTCCATTTGCGAGGCTCTTCACTGTATTAAAATCCGAAGATGTCACTTGAGTTGTTCCTAATAGATCAGAGATCTGTTTTGGACCAACAACGATGTATCTCGGAATTGAAGGATCAACAGAGGCGCTATCGAATTTTTCTTTAGCTTCTCTTAATTTTGCAATTGTTAATCCGTCCGTACCACTTTCAGTTATTTTTCTTCCTGCAGGTAAAGCAACTGATGTTGAACCAGTCTCACCTGAGAAAGCTGTACCACTGATAGCAGTTATGATTTCATCATCCATTGCTCTGCCTAAAGCGAAAGCTGCAGCTTGAGCGTAAGATGATGTTGGATCGATCAGAGTTCTGACCTGATCTTGTTTGTCGATCAAATCAGCATATTCATAATCGACCATAGACACTCTTCGTCTTGCGTGAGGCGTATCTATTTGTGGAGTATCACCGTGTCTTGAAACTCGTTTTACTGCAACTGCAGATCCAACTTGTTCAAAGAAAGCGTGCTTCCCAACGATAGTTTCCGCATCAACACTATTTCTTAAGAGTGAGCCTTTTTGCTGGCTAAGCATTTGCACGTTGTTCGAGTATTGTTGAACAAATGCAGTCGTTATTTGAGAACTCATAATAAGTTCCTCCTCTTATGGTTGATTGATTTAATCGATTTGATTTTCCTCTTACGAGGATCTCGTCTTTGCCTTTATAGTCTGCAATTAGACTTTTTTTCTAGCGGTCTTACGATTGTCGCTTGAAACTTGTTTTACCCAGTTAAAATATTTATCTGCAACTGGTATTGGATCTTTTCTCTCATACTCAGGACTAAACTCTGTCGCTAGTCTCAAGCATTCCAATCTAATCTCAATATCTGAAATATTCTCTGTTGGCTCAAATTTTTCGTTAGCCATTGAGCTGCTCTCTTAATTTGAAAACTCTATCAACAGTTTTAACGTGATTAGGATGTGTCTTTTGCCAATATGGTGATCCGTCCTCAGTTAATTCAGCAATCTCTTTTTCAATCTCACTAGCAGTTTGATAGTTAGATCCTTCACCTTTAATTATCTCATCTTCAGATAATTTATCAGCAAGCATAGAAAAGGCTTTTATCACTTGAACATTATCACCTAATCTTGATCCGTCTTTAAGAACATTATTATTAAGCATATCGTTTCCTAAAGTTTCGACTGCAAGTTTTTTAGCTTGATCCAATCTCTTTGTATAAGTTGGTCCAAACTCTTTTTTAAGATCTGTCATAGCTTCAGCTTGTTTAGCTTCAAAAGCTTTTTGATTATCTACTTCAGCCTGCGTATTCATTTCATTATAAAATTTAATGATACGTTCTGCTTGCTTAGGTAATAAACCAATTCTATGCGCAGTCTCGTTAAAATTTTTAAGTTGGTCCTGATTAATCTCTTCTTCGCTAAAAGAATATTTATAATCTTCAGGTTTAGCAGGTCGTCCTAATTTAGAATAAACCTCTTCCCAATCTTCATCAGTTGCCATTTTATTTGGTATAGCAACTTTATTAGCGCCAACTAATCTTTGAGCTGAAAGATAAGATTTTACAAAATCATCTATACTTGTAAAATTTTGTAAAGCTTTCTCTTCTTTATACTTCTCAGGTATTAATTCTTTAAAATTAACAACCTTTGGCTCAGCTTCTTTTTGTTCTGTAGTAGCTTCAGCTAAAACAGTTTCTTTAACCTCAGATGTCGTCTCAGGTTGTTGAGCAACATCTTTCGGTTGCTCAGATTGCTCCACTGGAGCAGTTGTCTGATTGTCCATTATAACTCCTTAAGTTATTCTTTGTGATTTAATAAACTTTCAATAAACACCACTAAAGATCTTTGACCTTCGTAATAAGCGCTTTCGTGACTATCGCCTTTGACGTGCGTTGTATTGAAAAAATGAGATCTCTTCTTGAGATCATCTAAAACTTGTTTTCCAGTATCAGTATTAAATGTTGTTTTATAATTACTGATTAGTTCTTTTAATTTTTTATTCTGTTCCACGATTTAATTCTCTGACCATAGGTGCAGCATCTTTTGCAACTTTAGCTTCTTGCATTGCTTGCATCATTTGCATTTGTTGAGCTTGAGCTGCTGCTCTTTGCTCTCTCATCATTTTAACTTCTTTATCACCTCTAATCATTCTCGCTGGTAATCCAGTTATTCTAATAATTTGTTTTACTAAACCTTCTTCATCTATGTAATCTTGAACTGGAGCTATCTGACCTATCTGACCAAATAATTCTAATCCTCTCATCAAAGATTGTAGTTCTTGTCCTTTTTGTGCAAGAGCCATAGGTGATACATATTCAATATCAATCTCTTGATTTGCAAGTATCTCAGGTGCTTGTAAAAATAATTTATTTCTAAGCATAATATTAAACACTCTAAGAATTAATGGTTGTAATAATTCAGATTGTAATCTTCCTAATACTGGACCAAGTATTCTCATCTTCTCTTCGTTTCTTTGAAGAACTTCAGTTGCAGTCATAGATCTGTTTGCTTGAATTAAAAGCTGATCAATATGAAACATTTTAGCAATAGCTTCTCTTCTCTGATTTTCTTGATTAAGAGTGACTGATGTTTGTTGACCAATATTTAACGGTTCAATTCGGTCTCTACTTCCTGATCTATAATAATTTAAAGATCCAGCTGACATTCTAATTGGTGAAAGCATACTATCATCAGGAACTAATAATGGTGGATCAACTTGCTTAGCTGCTGCTTTCATAGCAGTCTCAACCATTTTATTTAAAACTTTAACATCAGGTAGAGCATTCATAGCAGGCGATCTGCCGTAAATTTCTGTTGATGCTTTTAAATATCTTGGAACAACATAAGGCATTTCTCTAAAGCCACCTATGTTAATTATATGTCCTGAGCCATATTCAAAATAAATACTTTGAAACGGCATATTCTTTTTATCTAATTTAAACTCATTATAAATAGATCTTGGTCTAACAACGTGAACAAGTTCTATTTCTTCAAACGGCTCTTTCTTAAATAAATTTACAGTTTCTCTACTAAAGTTTTCTAAACCAAATTTATCTACAGCTGCGCCAACTGGCATTTTAAATCTTCGATAAATAGTATCTACAATTCCTTTTTTATTTTCTTGGATGTAGAACTCTTTAATATGTCTTGATGAAAATCTAACTATATCGTTTTCATCTTCTTCGACCATTAAGCAAGAAGTTCCAAAACAAATTAAATCGTGATAAGTTTCAAATACTTCTTGTTGAAAGTTAGATCTTGCAAATGCTAGATACATTTTATCAGTAGCATCTTCGAGCCACTCTTTTGCCTCGTCGCTTTCATTTAATAAAGCTTCTTTGTATCTCATAGCAAACCAACGATTTGCTGAGCTAGTCAACATACCTTGCAAAGATGCTGCCAATAGTTCGAGAGCGTGAATAGCCGTTGCATCAAAAATTTGTATATTACGTTTGTCGCCTCTTGCTCTTTCTTTTGTGATCTCTGCTTTTCTAGGCTGCATAAAATCTGCGCATTCTTGCCAATGACTTTCCCAAGTAGAGCGCTTATCCATAAGCCTAGATAGGTTTGACTTTAGTTCTCGAGCCAAATTTTTAAATTCTTGTGATTGCATTATCCGCCTAATAAAGTTTTCTTCGCTAATTCTAATTCTTCACTTACACCTGAAGCTGACGTTAAAATTGTAGATCTTCGTCCTCTTCTTTTTTTATCGTCGTACTTCGTATCTTCTTTTGTTTGTACGATTGGTTTTGGTTCAGGTTTAGGTTCAGGTCTTGGCTCAGGTCTTGGTTTTGGTCTTGATATAAATCCTCCCATAGATCCTCCTTAATATCCTAGTAAAGTTGGTTTGTTCGTAGTAGCAGCTTGATCCTCAAGATCAGGCGTAGTTAAA